GGCGTGATGACGCCTGAGGAGGTCACGGCGAATTACCCTTTCCAAGGGAGCCGCAACGACACCTCGCCACTTCTTAACGAAGAAGCGACGAGAAACCTCCTCTGCGCGTTCTATATGGGGGTAGAACGCAGGGTCAGGAACAGGGCCAATCGTCGTCGGGTAGCAACGATCTTCACCCGTCTGCTTGCATGGTAAGGGACCACGCTGCAAAGCCTTTCGAACCCCAAGTTTCTTAAGGAGCCCTGTCAAGACCCAATTAGGGATGTCAAGAGAAATCTCTCGATGGGAAATCTCCGGCCTCATAACAACATTGACCACGTACCAACATACGCGGTGAGACAATGTTGCACATCCCTTTACAACCTCACTGAGGAGGTTGCCAGGAAGGTTCGTGCGACGAAGAAAAGAAAGAACCGGCTTTCCCACAAAGCGATTCTTCCTCGTATCATAGGAGCGAGAGTTAAGCTCAAGCCACCTACGAGAAAAACCAGTCTTCTCTTCGTTTACAATCAGTCCGTAGTGTCCCGTGACCTCACGCCAAAGGGCGTAGTCAGTCGAGTCACCCGCGAACAGAATGTCGTCGCCGTTACAACGAACCTTCCGATCACTCTTCCCTCTGCGTCGTCCGTTGCGAAAATCTCGGAAGATGTCATGACAAGCCTTGTTCAACAAACAAAGCAAAGGAAAACTACAAAGGTTGCCCATCATAGATCCCTGTAGTATGTCATGCGTCTTACCCGAGAGACTGACTCTTTTCAAGTCAGTGAACGACGCTCGCAGGATGTCCTTCTCATCTTGTGTTAAGTGCACCGCCTCACATAACACGTCAACAATCGCGAGAACCGCGGGCAAGTGAATATTGTCAGTGGCAGACTTGTAATCGCCTGACACAAATGACTCGCCCTCGCGAATGTCGGCAACGATGGGAAGGATGTGCGATTTTGAAAGCTCGCCTTTGACCAGCCACTTCGAGCGTGAAAGGTACTGGTATAAGACGTCGTGTACAGGTGTGAGGACTCGCTTGACACGAGCACCCTGCATAGTCACGACACGAACTTTGCCTTTTGTCTTCGCACAGCCGACGCGGACGTGATTGGGCGGACTTTGAAGCCCTAAACCAACCGCGAACGTCCCGCCTTCCATCCTACTTCTCTCGAGGCATCCCTGCTGGTCGGGAATCGCCTCGCCCCTCCGAATTTTCGCGGCCCAATTAACACCAACGAGCTCCCGAACAGCCCGCTTCAGCGTATCAATCGGGTCATCCGACCACCTGGTGGGTGATCGAACATGCCCACCCCGAGAAGTACCTGTGACCTGATACCATTCAGAGCGGGCTGCGTTTCCAGCCTTCTTGTCGCAGGGTCGACAAGGGTTATCAAAGAGCCGCGAACAACTCTTCATAACGGAAGCGGCCCGGTGCCACCTCCTACCCCTACC